ATTTTGAATACTCGTTTAGAAGGTGCTCTCATAATTCTGTGAATTAACATAGCGTCTTCCATAAGTGTTAATTGTTTCCAAATCTTTCTCGTAGATTCAACCATAGATTTTCCGTAAGGTAAGAAGTTACTATCGTTTGCTAATCTGAAGTGTGCGATTTGAAAGTTTTCAAATTCTATTTTTCCCTGACCACTTGTCTTTTGTCCGAAGTAAGGGTGTGCTCCTTCAATACTTTCTAAGTAGAACTTAGTGTAGTAAGGATTTTCTGGGTCTTCTCCCTCTGCTCTTATGACTTCATAAGGTGAAAGTGGGACTACATTTGTAATTCCGTATTTTTCATTAATATCTAAGTGTAAAAAGAAATCACCATACTTAACCATATTACGAACCCAAGGCCATAGATTGAACTCAATGTTCATAATGTCATAAAATAAATTATTTAAAATTTCTTTAATATTATCGTTATCTGATTTAACATCAATGACTTGTCCATATTGACCTTTCATTGTAGACTCATCTGAATATATATCCAATGCACTTGAAATGATTGGGTCTGAATCCATTGATTCATAATCTTTAAACAATGCTAATCTTGCCGCCATAACTTGATGGACGGTTGAATACCCTGTTCCTACTAAATCTAAATTGGTATGCAATTTAGAATATCTATCAACCAAATGTGATTTAACTTGTTTTTGCACTTGGTCCGTATCGGCTATCTTTAATTTTTTACCACCGACATTTCTTACGATAACATTTGTAGAAAATAATCTTCTTAGTCTTCCAAATAATGTTGTATCTGCCATTTTTTCCTCACTTTATAAGAGCCAGTCTAATGACTCTTTTTCTTTACCTGTTTCCCACTCCCAACTATCGTTTTTATTAACGTCGTCGTTTGTGTATAAACCCTCATTATCCATCATTTTGGATAGGGTTTTCTTTGTTAGTTCAACACCCTGTGTTCGTAGTCTTAATGCTGTATCACGAACCCAAAGTCCAATTGCAAAAGACATTACAAGGTCATCATTGTATCCTCGCATTGCTTCCGCTCTATTATTTATATAAACAAAAGTTTGTAGTTCATCAATCAAACGATTACTACGAACCACTACACTTTTCTCTCTAAAAAATTCTTCTAACTTACTAATAATTAGTGGTCTGGTCTTAGAAGTCGTTGAAAAACCAGCAACCATTTTCCTTTCTTCACGATAATGTTTATTCGTTACTTGATGTTGTACATCAACATATTGTAAGTCTTTACTTGTATAAAATAGATTAGGGTAATCCCTATCTATCACTTGTTGGATTGTTGCCCAACCAATATTATTGTTCTCTACTATAAGTAGAGCGTCATTATATTCTGTTGCTACACTAACCAACATATTTCCAAAATCTTTTGTATTTACACGACCTTTGTATTCTGCCACTTGAGTTAAACTTTCTAACTCTATGACGTGAAAAGCAGAATAGTCTGCACTATCTCCACGACCAACATCTGCACATACAATATAATCTTTATTGTAGTTTGGTTGTTCCCAAACCCACATATTACTATCGATACCTCGTTTCTCTACTGGTTCAATACAATATGATTTTCTTAATTCTTCTAACAACATAGCGTCAATTACACCTGTTCCAGATGTCAAGAAGTCACAATCACATTCCTGTGTAGCTCCACTTGGACCCAATAAAGTATCTTGTTCATCTCTCCACTCTTGTCCTCTATCTGGATGAACCGTCCAATGTAATTTGATTGGATTAAACATACCACGAGCGTCTTCCGCATCTACCCATTGTTTATGAAACCAATTACCAACTCCATTTGGTGTTGACAATGCAATACAACTACCACCAGTAGTCAATGTAGATTGTGCTGCTGTCCATATATCATCAATCTTATCAATGAATGCCGCCTCATCTAATATCAATAATGATAGAGCTTCTGAACGAGCTGCTTCTGGACCTGATGATACTGCTTTAATCTGTGAACCATTCATATATCGTAGATTCAATTTGTTATCCTCAACACATCTTTGTTTCAACCAACTCGGTAGATTTGCGTGCATAACACGAACTTTCGTTACCAAGTTTTTTGCTACTTCTTGTTTGGTTGCAATTACCAAAACATTTTTATCCTGATGAAAAGTCATCATCCACAATGCATATCCTGCTGTTAATGTTGATATTCCTAACTGACGAGCTTTTAGAATAATATTAAACCTATTGTCATTAAACTCACGAACTGACTTCTCTTGGAAATCATATAATTCGAAAGGAATCTTTCCTCGTATCGGGTGTTGTATCATACAATACTTTTTCATAAAATATGCCGGGTCTTGTGCAGACTTGACATATTCTTGTTTGATTACTTCTTTTATTTGTTCTGCCATTAGTCTACTATTTGACCTGCTAATTTAACTGATGTAGCAGTCAACACTACTCCATATGTAAAGTATAACCATTTATTTTCATACCATTTAGGTCTGACAAGTTTTACTTTTTGTTCAAGTAGTTCATTAGTGTCTTTTAGTAGATTAATTTGTAGAGTTTTATTAGCAATCAACATAGAATCTATTGCAGAGTTTTCTTCAAAGAGTTGTAATTGTGATTCCAAATCTCCTACTAAGGAAACATTCAAACTATCTTTTAGTTCTAATTCCATAATAGTGTTGGTGAATCCTAAAACTTCTTCCTCTGTAAAGGTATAGGTTTTAGTTGTATCAACTTCTTGAGCGAATAATCCCCCAAGTAATAATATGTATATAATATATCTCATATATATAAATATATACTACTTTGAAAACTTCTTAAGAAATTTTACTGCGTCATCTGCATTGTCTTCTTTGACTGCTTCTGATGCTTTCTCAAGTTGTTTTTTAGTAGTGGTTACTTTTCTTTTTAATTTAGCTACTTCTTTTTTGTTAACTTTCTTCTTTGACTCAAGAACTTTTACTTCTTTTTCAAGTTCTTTAACTTCGTTGTCTTTAACTTTGATAGCTTTATCAAGTTCTTTGACTTCTTGTTTTTTGTTTCCACCAAAGAATAGGTTTAGTATTGCGTTAATAATTCCCATTATTGTGCTCCCGTTAGTTGTTGTTCTGCTTTTTCTACGACTTCTCTTTTTTCTCGTATAAAATCTTTTGCTTCCTTAATAGTTTTATTAAATGCTTCCTCGTCCATTTCCCATTTGTCCTTTTCGAGTTCTGGTGTATTTACACCTACATTGTTATACCAAGTTTTTTTACCACCTGTTTTTTCAAAGTCATCTAAACTTTGTTCTAAATCTTTTAATTGTGATTTTTGGTTTTCTAACATTTTCTGTTGTGCCCAATCATCAAACTTACCTTTAACTCTAAGTTTATTTTCAAAATCTACTTGACAATCAAAGCAATGTCCCATCATTCTCCAAAACTTATCATCAAGTTTTTTCTTCATTGCCTTTTTACAATTAGGACAAAACCAAGGCATCCTAACACCTTGCATTACTTTACTTAGTTCTGACTCTCTGGTCTTTCCACCAAGGTTTTCTTTTTCACCCTCGTATCCTACTTGAACATAGTCCTTTTCAGTTTTACCTGTGGTCATTAAATCTTTTAATGCTTTATTCTGTCTTTCTGCTTCTTTACTATATCCTGCCATTATAACTCCTTAAAATTTTAAACTACCTAATATTTGATTGACTGGTGCAAATGCTCCTGTGAATTTGTATATATTACCTTTGTATTTAAATACCAATCCCTCACTTGGAACGATTGCACTTGAACCACCAATAGCTTCTAATTTCTCTATTTGTATCTTTAATTTTTCTAATTTACTAACATTGTCTGGTTTTTGTAAATCTCTTAATGCTTTTACCACATCTTGTCTAATTTTTTGAACTGCTTTGTCTGGTGATACTGCTAAAAACCCTGACATATTTTTTAATATTTCTGCTCCGACTTGAAAGAATAATATCTCAAATGGTTTAATGTTTTGTTTGAACATTTTGTTATGGTCAAGTTTATCAGTCTTTAATATCCAATCAATAAATTCTGGACTATCTTTGAAGTCTTTTTTAATTTGTCCTATACTATATGACTTATCAAAAAATGCCCAACGATTAGTTAAGTTTACTAATTCACTTTGGGTTATAGATGTATTGAATTGTTTTGCTGCGTTAAAAATATATTCTTGCCAAAATGACTGATGATACATACCTAATTTATCAGTATCTTTCAATCCATATTGTCCTTGTAATTTATTTAATCTACCCAAGAAAGAACTTTTCTTTGTTCCATAGTTTTGAACTTTACTCATCTTTAAAAAGTTAGGTCTACTAATTTTAAATATTTTTTGTATATTTTGATTTATTTGTTGTATCATACCTTGTAACATACGAGCTGATTCTTTTGAGTATCCTTTTGCTCTACCTGTGCTATCATATTCTGTGGTTCCGTGAAACACAATCTCTGCGACATCATAGTCAATAATATTTGCTGTTTGTGGATATATAACCTCTAAATTCATCCATTTAGTTCCATTACCAAAAATCTTTTTCTTTTGTGCGTCTGATAAAGAACCTATTGATTTTTCTAAATCTCTCATCGCACCTACAAATGCTTTTTTAACATTACCTCTACCGGCAAACATACTTGCTATTCCAGAAGTTGTTGGTGCAGTTTTACCACCATTTTTCAGATGACCTTTGTTTCGGGCTGCTTTTAACTTTCCGTCAACCCAACTTACCATTAGGTTTTGTCCGTCAAGCTTTTCAGACACTTTATCTTCACGATTCAGCTGTCCACTTAACCCTATAATAACTATGTTCTTCAAATCTGAAAACGTCAAATTATTATCATCAAATGGATGATTCATATGTCCATACGCTCCACCCTCTATTAATAAGTTGACATCTTCCATAAATGACTCTTGAATCTTCTTAATGTGTGTAATACCCCTATCAACATCTTTTTTGTCGATAGTTGGTGAATCTTCCCAACCTTTCCAGTTCTTAAATTTCTTCTCACCGAAGAACTTAACTATTTCCCAACCCAATGAATCTAAATTCTTTTTCATTTTCTTTTTATACTTTGGAAATGGATTACTTACACTATCTGTATTTTTTCTATCTTGGTTAATTGTTTTACCATAAGTTACCGTTTTTGCTCTATCCTTTTCATAATCATCTGCCATAATGGTAAATGCCATATGGTCCGTATCATTGATTGGAAAACCTATAACTTCCCAACCTAATATTTCTGCGTGTTCCGGTGATACTCTAAAGTAATCATCTAATGAACCAAAGAAATCATACATACCTTCGTCGGACATATCACTTGCGTTTATACTTGTTCCAAAACCACTAACTTCTTTTATAATTTTTTTTACCTGTGGTTGTTGATAAAATTCAAATAACTTACCAAATCTTGATGTCATCAATTCATAAGTTTTTTTATCAAAGTATCCAAATGTTTTTTTGAATATTTGTTCTCTTTTCTTTTCATCAAGTTTTGGACTACCTAATAGATTTCTGATTTCTGTTCCACTTGATATACCACTAACCTTTTGGTGTGGTGCTATAAAAACATATCCGTGTGTTTCGTGTCCTTTTAGATTTTTTATATTTTTCTTTAAGTCTTGAAAATAAGTTAATCCACCTGATTTCTTTTTACCTGTTGGAATTCGTTGTCTGTCTTTTTGTCCAACCGCATAAACTACTGCTGTATCTTTGGAAAGTTTCTTTACTAAATTGATTGCGACATATGGACTTTTTTCTTGAACGATACGATTACTTGGTATTCCCATTTTTATCATATGTTTTTTCTTTTCTTGAAAACTTAATGGGTGTCGTGGCATTTGTTGTATTGCTGATGTTGTAATGTAAACTTCATCAAATTGTCTTGATAATGCGTCGTAAACTTTTTTATGATGTGGTCCAAGTGGTTGAAATCTACCTGGATAAACTGCTACAATTTTTTTAACTTCTTTTTGTTCGTTTACTTTTTTACTCGTATCGGTTTTCATAAATGGGCCACGAGAAATAGTTCTAAATTTAACTTTTAAATCTTGTC